GTTATCGAGGCAACCGGACATAGGGAAACGCGGACCAGCAAAAACGCCAACCGCGATACTGAAGCTGCACGGCAGCCGTCGGGCATTGGGACGCTCTAACGAACCAGTGCCCCCGCCCGGGCGTCCGACTTGCCCAGCCTTTCTCTCCCCGTATGCCAAAACCACCTGGAAAGCCCTGGTTCCAATGCTGGAGCAAATGGGCGTGCTGTCGAAGATCGACGGCAGAACCCTCGCTCGATACTGCGAGCTGTGGGCCAAGTGGCGTGACCTGGCCCAGTTCGTCCAGGCAAACGGCACGGCGTACCAGTACGAGACTAATTCCGGGGAATCCCACTGGCGGGCATTTCCGCAGGCCAAGGACATCGTCACTGTTTCCGATTCCCTCCTGCGTCTCGAGCAGCAATTCGGGCTCACTCCCTCGGCGCGTGCCAGCCTCAAGGTCGAGAGAATCGACGGCCAACCCGACGTATCTAACAGGTTCTTCGGATGATCAAGTCCGACCCGTTCTGGTTCGACGAAGCCGAGGCCGACCGTGCGGTCGAGTTCTTCGAGCAGTTGCAGCACGTGAAAGGGCCGCTGGCCGGGCAGCCGTTCAAGCTGGAACCGTGGCAGGCCGAGGACATCGTGCGGCCGCTGTTCGGCTGGAAGCGCGAGGACGGGACCAGGCGATACCGCACCGCGTATATCGAGATCCCCAGGAAGAACGGCAAGAGCACGCTGTGCGCAGGGATCGCCCTGTACCTGCTGTTCCTGGACGGCGAGCAGGGCGCTGAGGTTTACTCGGCCGCCGGCGACCGGGACCAGGCCAGCCTCGTATTCGATCCCGCCTGCGAGATGATCCGCCGATGCCCAATGCTCGCCGAGCGGGCCACGATCAGGAAGTCGGTCAAGCGGGTGACGTTCGAGGAGACGCATTCGTATTACCGGGCCATCGCTGCCGACGTGGGCGGATCCCACGGCTACAACGCAAGCGGCATCCTCTTCGACGAGTTGCACGTGCAGAAAACCCGCGACCTGTGGGACGTTCTCCAGACATCGACGGGAGCCAGGCGGCAACCGCTCACAATCGCGATCACCACGGCCGGCCACGACCGTTCGAGTATCTGCTGGGAGCTGCATCAATACGCCCAGGGCCTACTCGATGGCCGTTTGGACGATCCGACGTTCCTGCCGGTTATCTACGCCGCCGATCTCGAGGACGACTGGACCGACCCGGCCGTCTGGGGTAAGGCGAACCCGAATCTCGGCGTCAGTTTGTCCTTTGACTACCTGGTCGACCAGTTGCTGAAAGCCAAAGAGTCTGCCGCCTACGAAAACACGTTCCGCCGGCTGCACCTCAACCAGTGGACCGAGCAGAGCGTGCGCGTGATCCCGATGGAAGCATGGCGTGAGTGCCAGCCAGTCGAGACGGCCGAGGATCTCGCGGGAGAACCCTGCTACGCCGGGCTCGACCTGACCAGCACGCGGGACGTGACGGCCCTGGCGTTGGTCTTCCCACGCGAGGAGGGACGATTCGCCGTGCTGCCCTACTTCTTCATCCCCGAGGAGATCCGCACCGACCGCGACCGCCAGGATCGTCGGCAGGTGCTGAACTTCGCGGCCCAGGGACACATCGAGAAGACACCCGGGGACGAGGTCGACGGCAGCTACATCCGTGAGCGGATCATCGGCCTGGCCGATCAGTTCGACATCGAGGAAGTGGCGTTTGACCCCTGGAACGCGACGCACTTCATCCAGTCGCTAGTCGACGCCGGGATGCCGCACGACGCGATGGTCAAATTCGGACAGACTTACTCGAACTACAACGAGCCGTTCAAGAAACTGATCCAGCTCGTCGACTACAGGAAGCTCGACCACGGGAGCAACCCGGTGCTCGAGTGGATGGCGGGGAACTGCGCCGCCAGGACCGACCCGAGCGGGAACATTCGCCCGGACAAGGCTAAGAGTGCTGACAAAATTGACGGGATCTGTGCCCTGCTGATGGGGCTGGCCAGGGCGATCAGATCAGCGGACAGCGTGTACGACGAGCACGCCGAATTCACGGTAATCTAGCTACAAGGACAAGGACGTGCAATTAATCAAGACGGTGCGGGGCTGGTTCGGGGGCAACCGGGCGACGTTGCGGGATCCCTCGGCGTTGGCCGACCTGGTTCAAACCAAGACGGCTGCGGGTATGTCAATCGACCGTAATAAGGCGATGACATTCTCGGGCGTTTACGCCGCGGTGAGGATTATTTCCGAGACGGTGGCGGGACTGCCCCGGCACGTGTACCGCCGTGACGGCGACAACGCGGTCAAGGAGCCGGGACACCCGCTGTCTAGGCTGATGGTGCAGCCGAACCAGAATCAGACGCAGTTCACGATTTTTGAGACGCTAATGGGCTACGTGCTGACGTGGGGCAACGCCTACGCCGAGATCGTCCGAGCCCCAGCGACCGGGCAGGTGGCGAGCCTGCACCTGATGCGACCCGACCGGGTGACGCCGAACATCAGGGACGGCGTGATGGTGTACGACGTCCGCACCGACAACGTCGGCATCGTGACGCTGCCGGCGGACAGGGTTCTGCATATCAAGGCAGTCGGTGACGGGATCGCCGGGTACAGCCAGATACGGCTGGCCCGCGAGGCTATCGGCCTGGGCCTGGCGGCCGAGCAACACGGGGCGCGGTTCTTCGGCAACGACGCCACGCCTGGCGGGGTGCTCACCCATCCCGGCCGGCTGAAGAAAGAAACCGCCGAGCGGCTGCGGTCCAGTTGGGAAAAGGTCCACGGCGGCAGCGGCAACGCCCATCGGGTCGCCATCCTCGAGGACGGCATGGGCTGGACAACGATCGGGCTGCCCAACACCGACGCCCAGTACATGGAAAGTCGCAAATTCAGCATCACCGAGATCGCGAGGATTTACTCGATCCCGCTGCACATGCTGGCCGACCTGGACCGGGCGACATTCTCGAACATCGAGCATCAGGGTATCGAGTTCTCGAAGTTCTCGATTTTGCCGTGGTGCATTCGTATCGAGCAGGAGATTAACCGCAAGCTGCTGGTCGACGCGGATCGGGATCGGTTTTACCTCAAGCACAACCTGGACGGCCTCCAGCGTGGCGACTCGGCCAGCCGGGCGAGTTTCTACAACACGCTCTTCCAGATCGGGGCACTGTCGCAAAACGACATACGGGCACTCGAGGAGAAGAACCCGATCGAGAACGGGGACAAATACTTCGTTCCGCTCAACCTCAAGCCCAGCGACGAGGAAATGGATCAGCCGGCACCGCAACCACCACCGGACTCCGCACGCAGCGACAACAGTGCCGACGGCCTGACCGATATGCGTACTGCCCTGCGTGAGCTGGTCGCCGATGGGGTCCGGCGGGTGATCAGCCGCGAGGCGGCCCAGGCCCGGAAGGCCAGCCGGGACGCCGCCGGGTTCCTCGCCTGGATTGACGCCTACTACGGGGCAACCGAGAAGCTGGTCGGCTGCCTGCGACCCGCTGTGCGGGCCTGTGAGGCGGCAGGCTACGACGTCGGCGACATCCTCGCCGATCACGTCAGCCGGAGCCGTGACGAACTGCTGGAGGTGGCAGGATCCTCGAAACCTCAGACACTGGAAACGAACGTAGACCGACTGGTGCAACGCTGGCAGGACGCCCGCCCGCACGAGGTCGCGTGGAAATCTCTTGAAGGGAAAACGTAATGACGAACGAAAAACGGACACTCGAGGCGACCGACACCGAGCTGCGATTCGACGAGGCCGACGGGAAGATCGTCGGATATGCGGCCGTCTTCAATTCTCTCAGCAGCCCGATCGGCGGCCAGTTCCGCGAGCGGATCCTGCCTGGTGCGTTCAAGAATATCCGCGGCGACGACGACATCATTTCGGCCGTCAATCACGACGACTCGAAAGTCCTGGGCCGGAAGTCGGCGGGAAACCTCGAGCTCACCGTCACGAAAAAGGGGCTGCGCTACAAGATCACGCCGCCGGACACCTCATACGTCCGCGACCTCGTCGAGAACATCAAGGCCGGCAACGTGCAGGGCTCGAGTTTCGAGTTCCGCGTGCGGGAGGGTGGCGACGGCTGGGTCGACAATGATGGCGAAATGATCCGCGAGCTGCGATCGATCGACGTATTCGAGGTTGGCCCGGTGACCCGGCCGGCCTACGACACGACCGACGTGGCAATGCGGTCCCTCGAGGCGTGGCGAAGTGAGCAGGAGGTCGAGGTCGAGGTCGAGGCGGAACCAGAAACCGAAACCGTCCCGATCCCCGACGAAACGCCCGTAGAAGTGCTGCGGCAGAAATTGAAATTGACCGAGCAGAACGGGCTGGGGTAAAATCCGCCAGCGGACAATTGAATAGAGCCGTTCCCGGCACATGGGGGGTACAAACCAACCCGGCCAGGGATCGAGACGCAGAAGAGGCCAGTACAGACCGGCCCGATCTGTTGGTGAGTTTTCAAACACTCACCGGCAGGCCGGGCCGGTCTTTTACATGCCCCTCGGGTGCCGGTGGCAACCAAGGGGCGAAACAATGTTAAAGAGATTGCAAGGCGAACGACTCGAGGCGATCAACAAGGCCCGAGCCATCCTGGACGCTGCCGACGAAGAAAAACGGGCACTCTCCGCCGAGGAGCGGGAGCAGTACGACAGCTTTGACAACGAGATCAGCCGCATCGACGGCGAGATCGACGATCAGATCAAGGACGACGAACGCCGCACGCGTCTCGACGCCTGGCAGGCCCGCAACGAAGAGGCCGAGGCCCGCAAGGTGCCCGAGGAGCAGCCCAGCGGCGACTTCCAGCCGGAAGACACCGAGCAGCGTGGGACGGCCTCGAAGGAATACTCAGACGCCTGGTGGAAGTGCATGAGGCACAGCCGCGGCGTGCTCGAGCCTAACGAGCGACGTGCGCTTCAGGTCGGCACCGATTCAGAGGGCGGCTACCTGACGCCGGACGAGTTCTGGAATGCCGAGCTCGTGCAGGCACTCGAAGAGGCCAACGTCATGCGTGGTCTAGGAACCGTCATCCAGACCTCCAGCGGTTCTATGGACATCCCGGTGGTCAGTTCGCACGGTTCCGCCGCGTGGACCGCCGAAGAGGCCGCGTTCACCGAAGGTGATGAGGCGTTCTCGGTGGTTAGCCTGGGTGCCTTCAAGGCCGCCAGTATTTTGAAGGTGTCCGAGGAGTTGCTGCTCGATTCGGCGTTCAACCTCTCGGGCTATCTGGCCACTGAGTTGGGCCGCCGAATCGGTGCCCTCGAGGAAGCCGCATTCGTTGACGGTGACGGCAGCAGCAAGCCGACCGGAGCCATTGACGGCTCGACCGCCGGCGTAACGGCAGCCGCGACCGGCGCGATCACATCCGACGAGTTGATCGACCTGTACCACGCCCTCGGTCGTCAGTACCGCAACAAGGGCACGTTCCTGATGGCCGACGCCACGCTCAAGGCGGTCAGGAAACTGAAGGACGGGGACGATCAGTATCTCTGGCAGCCCGGCCTGCAAGCTGGGGAGCCCGGCCGGATGCTCGGACAGCCAGTGCTGACCAGCGAGTCGATGAAGGCTCTGGGAGCCGCCAACGAGACCGTCCTCTTCGGCGATTTCAGCTACTACTACATTGCCGACAGAGAGTCAGTGGTCCTCAAGCGGCTGGACGAACTCTACGCGGCCAACGGTTTTGTTGCATTCCGCGCTCATCGCCGAGTCGATGGGAAGGTCATTCTGGCCGAGGCGATTCAACACCTCGTCCAGGCCGCCAGCTAGGCATCAACGGCGTCTGATCTCGTCTACCGAGAAGGAGTCAAACCGATGAAGTGCGAAATCCTCCACGCTTTCAGCGGCGTCATGGGGTCGTTCTCGGTCGGCGAGGTCGCCGACGTTGCTGATGAGCACGTGCCAGAGTTGTCGAAACTGGGCTGGGTCAAGCCGATTGGCAAGGCCCCCAAGCGCAAGGCCGTCAAGAAAAAGGCCGAGGTGCCGGCTGGAGAGGATGATTGATGGCCCTGGTCTCGGTGACAGCCGCAACCACGGCCCCGGTCACGATTTCCGAGGTCAAGGACCACCTCGTGGTTGACCACTCCGATGATGATCAGTACCTGGCGGGGCTGATCACGGCGGTCGTGGAATACCTCGAGGCGGTCCAGGACCGCACGCTGGTCACGACGACGTACGACCTAAAGCTCGATCGGTTCCCGTCTGGGAACGGCACGATCGAGCTGCCACGGTCGCCGCTGTCGTCGGTCACCTCGGTGAAATACCAGGACGTAGACGATGTCGAGACGACGTTGTCGAGCAGCCTGTACACGGTCGACACCAGTAGCACGCCGGGCCGGCTGCTGCCCGCCTATGACGAGTCCTGGCCGTCAACACGCACGCACATCCACGACGTGACCGTGCGGTTCGTCTCGGGCTACGGTGACCCCGCTGACGTGCCCCGTGCGCATCGCCACGAGATCCTGCTACGGGTGGCCGATCTGTTCGAGAACCGGGAGGCGGCCGTTACGCGACGGCACGTGAGTAGTTTCGCCGCCGAGGCACTGTTCCAACTAAACCGGGTGATCTGATGCCGGCGGGTGCCTTTCGATTGCCGATCCGCGTCGAGGCTCGCGACGAGTCGACGCGGAACTCGTACAACGAGACCAGCGAGAGCTGGACCCGTCTGCTCGAGACCCGTGCCGCGATGGCGACGACCGGGGGCCGGGAGTTCGCCGACGGTGGCGGAACGGCAGCGGACGTGACGCACGTGCTGCGGATCAGGTCGAGCCGGCTGGCCAGGACGATCACGCCGAAAAACAGGCTGATCCACGACGGCCGGACGTTCGAGATCCTCGCCGCGGTCGACCGCGACGGCCGCCGGCGGGTCATTGAGCTGCAATGTAAGGAGGCTGTCTGATGCCTCGAATGGGCAGCATGACGATATCGGGCATCGAGCCCTTCCGCCGCAAGATGAGGAAGCTGCCGGAGAAGATACAGAAGCGCGTGGTCAAGAAAGCGATCACGCGAGCCGGTGCGGTCGTGCGAATGGCAACGCGGAAGCTGGTCAAGCGAAAGGCGATCGACGACGGCATGCCCAACGGGCACCTCTACGAGCAGATCATTTCGAAAACTAAGATGGTCAAGGGCGTCCCGGTCTGCACCGTCGGTTCCGAGTACACCAGCGTCAGCATCGCCCACCTGGTCTACGCCGGAACATCTCCGCACGATATCCCGGTGCCCTGGCGGGCTGATCCGCTGCAACATCCCGGCAGCAAGCCATTCCCCTTTATGCAACTCGGCCTCGAGCAGTCTCGAGGCAAGGCCCAGTCTGAAATGGTCGCCAGGTTGAGCCGTGAGATTGCCAAGGAGCTGAAAAAGAAGTGACCGCCATAAAGAAGGGACTGATTG